CAGAAAAGTATAAAGACGTACTAGCACATAAAATACCCTATCCGGTTTTTGAAAACCTATAAGCCAGGAACAAAAAAAGCCTTAGACGCTTGTGCTAAATATCTTTAACTTATTGGAGATATTTGAGTATGAGATCTAAGGCTTTTTTTGTGAATGGAGGATACGGCAGAGTAGTTTCTAGTATTCCTGCGTTTGAATTGTACGAAAAAGAATCAGGTGACGAAGATTTTATTATTATATGTGAGGGCGGAACTGATGCCTTCAAAGGACATCCGTCTCTCGACGACAGGACCTATGATGTTTGGCACAAGAAGCTGTTTGAAGATAAAATAAAAGATAAAGATGTAGTGACTACCGAGCCCTACCGTATTTGGGAATACTACAATCAGAAATGTAGTATTGCTCAAGCATTTGATATTGCAATTAACGGAAAAGGCCTCAGAGAAATCCCCAAACCAGAAATATATTTGTCTAATCAAGAAATGATAGACGGGCAAGGTATTATTGACGAAGTAAAAAAGAAGCTTAAAAAAGACAAAGTGATAATAATTCAGCCGTTTGGTCGAGGAATAGGAGAGCATAACGGACAGTTGACTGACCCGTCAGCACGAAGTATAAGACTACCTGATCTTAAAGAAATAGTTAAAAAGTTGCAAAAAGAAGAGTTTGCTGTTATAATGATGAGTGAGTTTAAATTCGACTTTAAATCAAAATCTGATTTAAAAGACGAATTTGCAATTCCAGAAGGTGTAGGTCTTAGACAATGGGCGGCTGCAATCAAATTAGCTGATCACTTCTTAGGATGTGATAGCGTAGGGCAGCATCTAGCAGCAGCAGTAGGCACAGAATCTACAATAGTTTTAGGCTCAACCTTCCCAGTGAACGTTTCGTACCCCGACAACGACTTATTCGAAGTAGTCGACCTTGGAATGCACTCTAGAGTATACGATCCTATAAGAATTACAATAGATGAATCTAAGACTCGTAAAAATGAAAATCTAATAACAATGAACAAAGAAATTATACAATACGTTGTTAAGAGAGTATTAAGAACCCCAAAAGACGAGGAAGAAAATAACGGTGAATAATAAGACAGGATACATTGCAGCAATTGCTCGAGGGCACAATGCCGGAGTTTGTCTTCTAAAAGACGGAGTGGTTGTTTTCTCTATTGAAGAAGAAAGGCTAAGTCGTCAAAAATACGACGGCGGTCCTTATGCATCTATGATGAAAATCTTAGAGTATACTGACAAAATTGATTACTTGGTAGTTGCGCATACACAAAACCTGCATGATACTGCTGGAAAAGTTGATTTTACTGGAGACGACATATATACTGGTTTAGCCAGAAAGCTAAACCTAATTGATCGAAAAGCAAACTTGCATGAGCACCCTCAGGTAATTGATCTTAGTCACATGCATCATAAACTGCATGCTGCGTGTGCGTTTTATAATTCAGGGTTTGAGACAGCAACTGCCGTTATTGTTGACGGCGCAGGAACGTTTATTCCTTTACAAGTAGGCGAAGAGACAATCACCGGGTGGGAAACAGAAACATTGTTCGAATGTGAATACCCGGCAGAAATAAAAACAGTATACAAACACATAGGTACAAGAGGCCCTACTCCTACTTCGTTTATGAAAGCGTACGACAACGATAACGAATACTCTGCACTAGTTACTGAGCATGCTGGAATAGTTAAAGTCTACGAAGCAGTAACAGAATACTGCGGTTTTAGTTCTATCGAAGCCGGCAAAACTATGGGATTGTTTCCGTACGGCAAGGAAGATGTCACATTGCCGGAATTGTTTATCGACACTGACGTTGGTGTTATTTCAAACAGAAATACAATAGTTCCTAATTACCCAAATGGTGCAATAGTAAATCAAGGAATATCTAAAACACTAACGCAGTTTGACGAAGATGTTGATATTACTACTCTTGAAAATAGACGGAACCTAGCGTGGAAGTGTCAAACTGATACTCAAGCACAGGTTGCTAACCTTATTAAAGAAGCAGTAAAAATCACTGGAAATAAAAATGTTGTCCTTAGTGGCGGGTACGGACTAAACTGTGTTGCAAACTACTACTATTTAGATGCGTTAAAAGACAGCGGAATTAATTTATACGTAGAACCAGTATCCAACGACGCTGGCACTGCGATGGGTGCTGCACAGTTAATGTATCGTACTATAACAAAGGACCAAACGGTTTCTGATCCTCAAGATACAGTATACCACGGACCTTCTTATAACTTTAGCAATGATGATATTACAGAAACCGCAATAAAATATAATGCACAGATAGAAGACGCTTCACACGAAACGCTAGTAGATTTAATTACTAGCAAGAATATTGTTTCTGTGTTTCAAGGGAGAAGTGAGAATGGCCCCCGGGCATTAGGTAACCGGAGCTTGGTGTTTGATCCTACATTTACAGACGGCAAGGATTTTGTTAATGGAATAAAGCGTCGTGAATACTTTCGTCCGTTTGCAGGTTCTATTCTTGAGGAAGATGTGCATGAATGGTTTGATTTGCGAGGAATGAAAAGTTCTCCCACAATGATGTATGCAGTGAATTGCCAACCAGGCATTGAAGAAAAAATCCCTGCTATTATCCACGTAGACGGAACTTGTCGCATCCAAACAGTTAATAGAGAACAAAATCCTCACTACTATGATATTATTAAAGCATTTAAAGAAAGAACAGGTGTACCTATTGTTTTCAATACTAGTTTTAATTTAGGAGGAGAGCCGTTAGTAGAAACTCTTGACGATGCACTGTGGACACTTCAACAAAGTGATATTGAGTATTTGTATATGCCCGAATACGGAAAGCTTTTAACTATTAAGAATTAATAAATACTCTAACAATGAAAGGAATGTTAGATGTTTGACATAGGAAATATTTTTAAAGTAGGCAAAAATAACTCTTTATTAGTAAAGAACAACGGTTCGTTTTCGCATGACGGGCCGTTTGTTTATGTACTTGAAACTACACTGTTAGATCGTTGGTATATAAACAACTTCTCTACTGTAGAATATTCGATAAGTGTAGACTTAAACACTCAGAACAAAGAGTTTATTAAGGTAGTGGCTATTGCTACACTTGACACAGTGGTGTTGACAGAAATATTCCGCACTTCTACTAATAGAAGGTTAGTAGAAGTGTCAGCTACAGTAAACAGCAGTTATGTAGATATACTAATTACTCCTACAGAAACTGCCGATGACTCTTCAACTATTAAAGACAATCTTGGTTCAAAGGTTATATATACTGCTAGTTACTTTGGTACGCAAAATCCACTATCTCTCTCATGAAGACTTACTAGTCACATATTCGTAAAACGAGAATAGATCATCAAATATTATAGTCTTTTTGTTTAATTCACGATATGTAAATTTCTTAAGTTCTTTCTCGGTATCGGCCCCGTGTCCTGTCCTTACTAGCACAGGTGTTGCTTTGATTTTACTAGCAGCTTTCAGATCAGTCAACTTATCACCTACGTAATACCCACTAGAAAATTTAATATTCTTGTGTTTCTGCTCGTCCTCGGCTTTTTTAAACATGCCTAGGTTAGGTTTAGCGTAGTAATCATCTTTTTGGTTAGTGATAGAAAAATAGATTCCGTCTATGCTAGGGCATCCAGCTGCTCCTAAAAGTTTCAGCATGTGTAGGTGTACCTTATTAACATCTTCTTCTGTACACATTTTTTTGAATATTCCTGCTTGATTAGTAATAATAACAATTCCAAACCCTGCTTTTCTAAGCCCAGCAATTGCTTCTATACTTCGGTCAACAGGAACAAACTCGCTAGGATGTTTGACGTAGTCACTTCTATTTTCGTTTATGACGCCGTCCCGATCTAATCCTATCACACACTTGGTCGGAATATAATCAATACTATGCATGTCTACTATGAGATCGTTACTCCAATGTATATTAACCATTAGTTTTTGTCTTCTGTGAATCACCGGGCATTATTCGATAATTGTCTGCAATGCTGTCTGGTGTACTTACTTCAGTAACACTTGATCCGTCTTCTAGTGCAATTAATTGATGAGGCAGAAGTGGTGGATTGCGCCAAGTATCGCCTTCTTTTAGCTCAACTTCGACTAGCTCAGCTGTTTCTGTTTTAATGTACAGTAGTTTAAATCGACCGTTATTAACAAACCACGATTCGTCTTTCTCTTTGTGAAAATGCATGCTAAACTTAGCACCAGCTTTGTCGAACACCATTATCTTGCCACAATACTTATCGTTAGTTGCCCATATCAGCTCGTATCCCCATTCTTTTTTTACAAATCCGTGTAGCCGTTCCGTATTATTATTTTGAATCATTAATGTAGTCCTCGATAGATGTCCAGTTCATATCTATTGTAGTGTTTATCTTAGATAGGTTTGCGCAGGTGTAGGATTGGTATTGTTGTTTTAAGTTATCTGGCATAGGTACATACTTTATAATTGCATTATGTTTTTCAGCTATTGCTCTCGCAACTGTTTCAAAACTGATAGCAGTTCCTGTACCAACGTTAAAGATTCCTTGTGCATTGCTATTGAGCATCAAGCTATGCACTTGACAAACGTCCTCAACGCATACAAAGTCTCTTTTATATAGATCTGAATTATTAAATAGCGTGATAAACTTGTTGTCTTTTGCTTGCTTAGTAAACTTGGTATAAGGACTTGCCTGATCACCCTTGTGATCTTCACCCGGGCCGTATACGTTGAAGTATCTAAATCCTTTTATGTTTATGTTAAACTCGTTAATATGTTGTATAACATATCGATCGAACAAATATTTTGACCAAGCGTACGGCGACTGTGGTTGCAGCTTATCGTCCTCATTAAAATGTGTAGTAGTAGTCCCGTATACACTTGCACTTGACGCATATTGAAAATCAACGCCGAGTTGATTACACTCGTTAATCAGCCGTTTACTGAATTCAAAATTCTGTTCTAAGATCTGATCTACGTCTGTATAGGTAGTGTAACTGATTGCTCCTAGATGTATAACTTGGTCGTATCTCTCGACTGGCGGGAACGCCGATTGTTTGTACTCCCAACCTTCTACTGCATGACCTTGTTGTAGTAGATGAGCTACTAGATTTTGTCCTATGAATCCGTGATGTCCTGTAACTAATATTCTCATTTGCTGGCCTTAATTATAGTTGTAGTAGAAAAGTTTTTTAGTGTTGGGAAGATATACACGTCTGCTAAATTATTGCCTACAACCTGCTCTACGGTGTAGTCTCCGCCTTTGACAATAATACCAGGGCGTATCTGTTTGATGAGATTATAAGGAGTATCCTCGTCAAATATGAAAGCACTATGTACCCAAGGCAGTATCTTTATTTGTTCTAGCCTAGTCTGCTGATTATTTATTGGTCTACTATTACCTTTTAATCGTTTAACACTATCGTCGGAGTTAATACCTACTATTAACTTTTTGCCTAGACTGCTAGCCTTTTTAAGTAATTCTAAATGACCTTGATGTAAAATATCAAACACACCGTTGGTAAAAACAACAGTATTGTGTATATCACTAGGTTGCAATATATAGGTTCCTATATGCTTTACACTTTCACTTGCTGCTTCTACTGCAATTTCGAGACTTAGTTGATAATCTTTATTTTGAACAAGCGCATAAACAAATGCGGCAACAAAACAATCACCTGCGCCGGTAACGTCGTTTACTTCAACCTTTACTGGGTTGACAGTATATTCAACATCGTCGATTTGCGCAATTAGGCAGTTATCAGCATCAGTAACTATAATATTGCTACCCCAACTAGAAAATCCTAGTTCCTTATATTCTTTTTTATTTGGTTTTACTAACCATGCTCCTTTGTATCTACTTGCTATTCGTTTAGGATCTACAATAATTTTACATCCGGCTTGATTTATTAAGTCGATAATTTCTTCTACTAAATCTAGTGCTCCTTTATTATAGTCGCTGAGTATTACGTAATCGTAAATACTCAGCTCCTTGGTTCGTAGATCTCTTAGCAGCTTGCTGCTATCGGCAATGTGATCGTCGTCTATTCGTGATACATAATGATTATCACATATTACTCTAGTCTTTATACTCTTAATGTTGTTAGGGTTATATAAGTCAACATCAACACCCAAGCTTTTTAGATTTTCGTAAACTAGCCCTGCGCCGCCTAGTGTCTCTACTATTTTTTGTTGTTTAACAATAGGAACTGGTGCTTCTGGACTAAGTCTTTCCGAGGTGCCGTAGATATATCTGTCGATTATGATATCGCCTATAACTAGTACTTTTGTCATTTTGTGCCTATTTGGTTAGTTATCAAGTAGATTGATAGTTTGGAATACTGTTTCGAGTTTTCTTAGATTTATTTTACTTTGAAGAGTATTGCGTAACCCGTGATGCAACGGCTTAGGCCATTTATTAAAACTACACCAAGCGTATCCGTTATGTTCCTCATTTAATACCGGTATAAACTCTGAATCAATAATACACAAGTACGTATGAAAGTAAAATCTATCGTCTACACTGACGAAGCTTTCTAGCGGTAACGTCTTTTTGATAAACGGAAGTTGTCCGATTTCTTCTTGTATCTCGCGTAGAAGCCCTTCGAACGGCGTTTCGGAGTTTTCATTTGTTCCTCCGACTAACCCCCAAAGGTCAGACTGGCGGCCGCGTGTTCTGTGCAGAAAAAGAAACCGATGTGTGTCTAGTGTATAAAACAGTGCTCCGCTACAAACTATTTTGTTGCTCATACAAATAGTTATCCTTCTAAATCAATAGCTATATACCGACTGGGTAAGTTAACCCTCTAGAACAATGCGCCACGATCCCACGGGGTAGTCGCCGTCTACTGACCTGAGCCATTCTCCATTTTTGAAACGATATTGCGTGCTAGTAGCTAAGTTAGTGGTGTAGGTTACTTCAGTAACCTCACTGGCATTGAATATAATGCGCCAGCTAGTACCAGTCCACTCAATAATATCGTTGGCATTAGCAACTAACTTAGTGCCGTCGCCATTCTCCCAAACAGCCGCACTCTCTGTAGCAGTGTTCGACCCAATGTCCTCTAGTATAAGAAACCGTGCAGCCGGCGACAGAACGCTTGTTGGGTTAAATCTAGTGGGATCTATTACATAATCTATATTAGTCCTTCCGTCAATAATAGTGTCTCCTGGGAAAGTGTCGATGTCAAAGTCGATGTTAATTTTGCCTTCGTCGTTGACGTCAAGTGAGACTGTGCCAGTTAATGTACTGTCGTTGTCTTTGTTGGTAATAAAAATAGTAGTTACTCCGGCGTTATACGATCCGGGAAATGCTTCAAATATTTTCCTCCAGGACTCAGTGCCTACTGTGCCGTTTGTTATTAGCTGAGCTGTGCCTTTTTCGAGATACAACGGCCACTGCATATAGTTTACGTTAGCCATCTGATCCGATAGTTCTGTTTGTGCCACTGCTCCGTAACGATTGTTAACTTTGCCTGGGGTAGCAAAATCGTCGTACTGATTGATCTCAGGTGTGCTAACTCCAGCTTCGATGGTTCCTCGGGTCTCGTCAAACATTGATGTAATGATGTTGGTGATTACTCCCATTTTTTTGACCTTTATAGGAGGACTAATGTAGATAGGTATACTAAACGATATAGAAGCAACATCTATCTCACTGTCGACACCCACTGGTATGCTGCGACTAGACCAGGAAATGCTATCAAGATTTACTACAGTGATGCTAGTCCAGTCGATAAAGTTGTCAGTGGTCTGTATCTCAAGAGCCGGATTAAACATTACTAGTATCTGCTCAAGCAACTGCAACTTTTGATCAGTGTTACTTGCCCAAATATCCGAAGTTAATCGAAGAGTATAAGGAGTGGGCATTAGTCGCTCTACAGTATAGTTCTTACCTTGGTAATTAAGATACTCGTTGTTGTTGCTGTCGTATGCACGTTCTCTAATATTAGTCTTGCGAGTGTAAGATGAATCGCTAAGCCTATCCCTGTCTAACTCAAGACCAGTTACGTATACGCTTATTCTAGGTGCACTAGGTAGCTTGTTCTCACTGTTCTCTCGAATAACGTTAGCAACCTGTCGAGTCATATCTCCGTACAACACTGGAACTTCTTTTATGTTGCCGGCACCGTCTTGGACAGGGAAGTTGCTCATGATGCGCATCATCTGAGTTATATATCTTCTAATCTGAGCGTCGTAGAAAAATCTCATGTATTCTCCCTATCTTAATTATCTGGTTTTGGTCTAAGTGCTTTAGACAAGCTTTGTCTTTCTTCTACTACCTCACCGTCGATTATGCTGGAGTTGAAGTTATTAACAAAGCTGCCTCGTTGGGTTTGTCTTTCATCTACGTTACTTAATGTCATTCTAATGTCATCGTAGACTTTTTTCCAGCGATCACCGTCATACTGAAACATTCTATTGGGCATAAAGTCTGTTCGTAAGAAGTAATCACCGTCCATTGTATCTCTGGGAAACTGAATTCCCATTCCAAAAGGTAATCCGTTAGGAGTAGCATCCCCGCCGCCTATCATGTAACCTGTATAACCAGATCGAGCAGGTCTGTCTGTGATCTCGTCAGCAGTAGTAGTAATACCACTAGCATAAAGATCATCGCTGTCGGCAGTTCTTAACGAAACGCTGCCGTCGTCGTTTGTATCTATAGTGTAGTAATGACTGATATCAAATCCAGAGCGAGGGGAATCTGCTTCTGCTTGCGCTACTACTGCTTGACTAATCTGCATTTCTTTATCATAAGTCGATAGTAGGTCTCGCAGTGTTTCGTCGCTGTCTTCGTCAGCGGGCTGGTCAAGTATGTCAGCGTACTCTTGGCTGTCAACGATTTGTTTAAGTTTAAGTCTATATAAATGGGGATACCAAGTATGACTAAAACCTTCTGCTGCTCGTGTTACGTCCTCAACTACATAGAATCGTTTTAGACTAATTGAATAATCATTAAGTGCATATTCGTCTTTTAAGTGCGGCAGTTCGATAACATCACCTGAAATAATTTTGCGTCCTATGGTTTTTACGCTGCTGTTAATATGAATAGTCAAGAATAGAGTGTCGTTACTTAAAAACAGTCCAAATGCCGACAAGTCAAAGTCGATATCTTGTAAACTATAGATACCACGAATGTTGTAAATATCCGGGTCGTACTTCCGGTCACGATTTTCTAAAAATAATAGATCTTGAATATTAGTTTCTGACAGAGCATCGTACGTGGGCTGGTCAGCAGTTCCTTGTCCTTCTTCGGGATTTAGGGGACCTAGATATTTGTGTATGTTAACGTCAGTGCCACCAACTACAAACATTTCCTGTATTTGTCGATCAAGAAAATAATAGTCGTTGCCACGTTCTGGTTTATATAATGATAAGCGAGGGATAATGTTCTCCTTGGTTCCTAGTGTATTTATTTGATTCAAAACTTAATGTAACGATAAATATGTTATGGAGAACCACTAAATGTCGAACTTGACCACACAAAAACAAGAAGTATTTGATTACGTAAAAGCGTTTCTGGGCGGCGGCATGGTCGACGTTGAACTTGACCCTATTCACTACGAGACTGCTCTAAAAAAAGCACTATCAAAATTTAGACAGCGAGCAGACAACTCTGTTGAAGAGTCGTATATTTTTATCACAACTACAGCAGATCAAAACGACTATACGCTAGCTAATGAAGTAATTGAAGTAAGGAAAATATTTAGAAGAAGTATTGGGTCACGCCCTGCCACATCTCAAGCAGGCGGCCCAATATTTACTCAATCATTTACAGCAGTGCCGGGACAATTGTCTACCTTTGATGTAAACTACAATCTAATGGCAGTGCAAAATGTTGTTGTAAAAGTGAACGGAGTAGACACAAAGGACTACGCTATTGATACTAATAATAGATCAATTACGTTTATTACACCGTTGTCACCAGCTGATGTTGTAGGTGTTAGTCTTTATACATCTGGCGAAAACGGCGGCGGAACGTTGTTTGACCCGTTTAGTTTAGCTTACACAAACGCTTACTTACTAAACAGCTCTAATATGGGCGGGCTGGCCACTTACGATATGTTTAGTCAGTATCAGGAACTAGTAGGACGGATGTTTGGTAGTTTTATTGAGTTTAAATGGAACACTTCAGCTAAAAAACTAACCTTGTTACAACGACCAAGGGCCGAAGAAACACTGATGCTATATGCTTATAATTATAGACCAGACGATCAGTTATTGACAGATTATCTAGCAGGGCAATGGATTAAAGATTATACTCTAGCCGGTTGTAAGTATATGCTAGGAGAGGCACGCTCAAAATTTGCTACAATCGCCGGCCCACAAGGAGGCAGTTCACTAAACGGTGAAACACTAAAAGCGGAAGCGCAAGCTGAAATGGAAAAACTTGAGATTGATGTAATGCAGCAAGTAGCCGGCGGAGTGGGGTACGGCTTCGCTATAGGATAAATTGGTTGACAAGTTGATGTTCTCCTAGTATAATTCAATAAACTAGGAGAACAATAGCTTGATTAAAAAACCTAAACTAATGGTTATCGGACACGCACAACACGGTAAAGATAAGGCGTGCGAGGCACTAGTCAAATACTACAACTTAGCATACGAATCTAGTAGCCATTTTGCTGCCCGTAAATTTATCTTTGACGAAATCAAAGATCATTACAAATACAACACTATAGAAGAGTGTGTAGCAGATCGTGTTAACCATAGACGGATGTGGTATGACATGATCTCTAATTACAACTACCCTAACCCTGCCCGCCTTGGCAAAGAACTGTATAAGGAAAATGACATCTATTGCGGTCTTCGACACAGACGTGAATTCAATAGTATGAAAAACCAAGGTGTGTTTGATTGCGTAATATGGATAGATCGCAGCGATCACATGCCGCCTGAAGATAAGTCTAGCATGACGCTCGAACCATGGATGGCAGATTTTATAATTGACAATAACGGAACTGAAGCAGAGCTGGAAATCAGAGTATGTGAACTAATGGACTACCTGTTGCCTGCAAGATACGGGCTATTGTCTGCCTCAGTGATCAGGCGTTAAGTCGCCCTGTCGCCAGCGTACACCCGTTTTTTGCAGGATACGCTGGCAGTTAGCGCACACAGTCTTCAAGTTGTTTGGACGGCAACTATTTAGATCTCCGTCAATATGATACACGTCAAACTGCTCCGGAAAATTAGACCTAAACCCGCACTTCTCACAGTATTGCTTTTTCTCGTATTTGGCCTGTTTCCACTTGGGTATTCCGTGCCCTACGCCGTTGCGCTGACATGTCCCGCATAGCTTACGATAATATGTTTTTCCTTCTTTTTTATAATTTATAGCAGCTACTCGCTGTCCGCACTTGCATAATGGTCTCATCCTGTATTTACCTAGCCTTTTTGGTGCCTTTTCTAGGGCTATAATTGGGTAATTTTAACGGAGAACAACTAAATACAGTTAGATAAGAATTATCCAAGGAGAATAATAATCATGGCATTAGTATCACCAGGCGTAGAAGTCAATGTAATTGACGAAAGCTTCTACACGCCGGCAGCTGCCGGCACAGTACCTATGATCTTCGTAGCAACTGCAGAAAACAAGCCAGGCACCAGCGGCATAGGTGTTGCTCGTGGCACACTAAAAGTAAACGCCGGCAAACCATATCTAATCACTAGTCAACGAGAACTGAGCGAAACGTTTGGTGATGCGTTGTTCTATTCAGACAATAATAACAATATGATTCACGCAGGTGAATTAAACGAATATGGCATACAAACTGCTTACTCGCTGTTAGGCGTTAGTAATCGAGCATACGTTGTTCGAGCAGACTTAGACCTAGGTAAGTTACAAGCTTCGTCTACTGCGCCAGGTGGCGAGCCTGCTGGCGGAGCTTATTGGTTCGACACCCAGGTTTCAAGATTTGGACTGCTAGCGTGGAATTCTGCTCCGGTAACTACAACAGGCGGCCAGAGCTTTTCTACAGTGCCACGTACTGTAATTATTGAAACAAATGACATTGACGCTAACACTGATGCACCTAAAAGATCAATAGGTCAAATTGGCGAATACGCAGTTGATGCTACAACTACAGCAAACCGTGTGTGGTTCAAGACAGCAGGAGTAGTAGGAAGTCCAGTAACATCAGGTGATTGGGTAATAGTTGGATCGTCAGAATGGAAAGCAAGTCATCCTGTAGTACGCGGTACTAATCCTAACCCGGTGCTTGTGCCAGGCGATGACTTTACTATTAACGGCACTTTAATTACTATTTCAGGAAATTCCGTTGAAGATGTAGCTAGCGACATTAACGTTCAGTTCGCAGCAAACGGCATCTATTCAGCAGTGGTCAACGGCGCATTAGAAATTTATTCAGACAGCGCAGATGTAGTGATCGGCGGCCCTGGCACGTTAGTTGGATTTGAAGGTTCTACTTCAGACGACGGCGCTCTTGGTATCACTGAAGGTACTTACAGCGCTCCTCGACTAGCAATCCAGCCACACACTAATGTTCCGACATTTAAGCGAACTGATGTAAGTCCTGCACCGACTGGTTCGTTGTGGCTAAAGACCACAACTCCAAACGGCGGCGCAGAGTTTTCATTAAAACAATATAACGGTGATACCCAGTTGTGGGAAACCCTACGCGCACCTCTATTTACTTCACCAGAAGCTGCATTGTTTAGTTTAGATAAGGCAGGTGGCGGAAGAAATCTAAGAGTTGGCGATATTTATATTAAAGCAAATATCGAGGAACAAACTCCGCAGGTTGCTAACTATAAGTTCTATCGTCGAGTAACGCAAGGCCCTACTCAAGTAGAAAGCTCTAAAATATCCGAGCAATTAATCGCTGGCACAAGCTATGAGTTTGACGTATCGGAATCAAGGGTAGGCGAAATTCTCCTTAGTTCTCCGAGGACTATAAATTTTGAAGCAGTAGGGGCAGCACAAGACGCAGAAATAATTGCAGCAGCAATTAACTCAGCAGGCTTTACTAATATTGTTGCACTTGTTGATGCGTCAAATAGACTCTTAATTCAACATAACACTGGCGGAGAAGTTCGATTAGCAGACACAACAAATGCACTAAACTTAATTGGATTTGCAGCATTTGATCTTAACACAAGCGTCGGTACAGTAAACCTTTACGCAGCGCCAAAAGGCGACGTCGACAACGATTTTGTAGCATCAAGTTGGAAAGAACTTGAATATACAGCAGACCCAGATGAGCCACTAAGCTTAACAGCCGACGGCGAACTTTGGTACAGCAGTGTAGTTGACGAAGTTGACATAATGATACACGACGGCGAGAACTGGGTAGGGTATCAAAACTACAGTGCGGATTACGAAGAAACAAACGCAACAGGACCGATTGTCAGTGCAACAGAGCCTGACAGGCAGAGAGATGATACTGCTCTAGTAGACGGCGATCTTTGGATTGACACTGCTGATATTGATAACTATCCTGGTGTGCATCGTTATAACGACACACTACAAGAATGGGAATTGCTTGATAAGTCGGATCAAACCAGCGAAAACGGCATACTGTTTGCTGACGCTAGATGGAGCGACGCAGGCAGCAACAGTGCAGCGGCTGACATAGACGAGCTGTTGGTTTCGGACTACTTAGACCCAGACGCGCCGGATCCGGCTCTTTACCCAAAAGGAATGTTGCTGTGGAACTTGCGTAGAAGCGGTTTCAATGTTAAGCGTTTTGTTCGTAACTATATTGACCTAGCAGGTGATAACCAAAGATTTCAAGAAATAGGTAACAGCGGTAATCTTGAAGATCAACCAATGGCTACCTATTATGCAAACCGTTGGGTTACTGACTCAAGTAACAACATTGACGGCTCCGGCTCGTTTGGCAGAATTGCACAACGTAAGTCAGTAGTCCAGGCGCTGCAAGCAATGGTTAACAGTAACCAAGCAATCCGTGACGACGAAACACGTCAGTTTAATTTAATAGCTACTCCTGGTTATCCAGAACTAATCGGCGAAATGATCACCCTGAACTACGATCGTAGACTTAGTGCGTTTGTAGTTGGTGACACGCCAGCTAGATTAACACCGGATGCTACTACACTTAATGAGTGGGGTTCAAACGTTAACCTTGCAGTTGAAGATAACATAAACGGTGCGGTTAGCCGTGACGAGTACCTTGGTATGTATTACCCATGGGGCTTTACTAGTGATAACAACGGCAATAACATTGTTGTTCCGCCAAGTCACATGGCACTGCGTACATTAATACTAAACGACCAAGTGGCGTTTCCGTGGTTCGCTCCAGCAGGCACTCGCAGGGGCGGCGTAACTAACGCATCGGCATCAGGCTACGTTAGCAGCGAAGGAGAGTTTATAAGTATTGCACTGAATACTGGCCAACGAGACACACTGTACAGCAATAGTATTAATCCGATTACGTTTATTAACGGAGCAGGTCTTGTAGTATTTGGTCAAAAGACTCGTGCAAGAAATGCAAGTGCGCTGGATCGTATAAACGTTGCACGTTTGATTGTTTACTTGCGCGGTCAGCTTGAGTTACTGGCTCGACCTTATTTGTTTGAGCCAAACGATAAGATCACACGTGATCAGATCAAGGCAGCAGCAGATTCGCTTCTTCTAGAACTAGTAGGGCTACGTGCGTTGTACGACTTCTTGGCAGTGTGTGACGAATCAAATAACACACCGGCAAGAATAGATCGCAATGAACTTTACTTAGATATTGCAATCGAACCTGTTAAAGCAATTGAATTCATCTATATTCCATTGCGTATTAAGAACACAGGCGAGATTGCATCACTAGGATAATATGCACACATAATGCAGCGGTTTAACGACCGCTGCATTAGCACATAAATACAAGTGATAATAGGAGAAAAGAATGCCAATCACAACTTTACAGAACATTAGTGTACCAACAGAAGGAGGCGGATCTAACTCGTCTCTGCTAATGCCCAAGCTACAATATCGCTTTAGGGTATTATTTGACAGTTTTGGAACAGCTGGCGGTCCAGACGGCGTCAGGGAAGTTTCGCGACAGGTAATTGACGTTACTCGTCCTAACCTAACATTCGAGCAGATTACAATTGATGCTTACAACAGTAGGTCTTATCTTGCAGGTAAGCATACCTGGGAGCCAATCACTCTCAACTTGCGTGAAGATGCGAACAACAACATTCAAAAAGTTGTTGGTCAGCAACTGCAAAAACAATTTGACTTCTTTGAACAGTCGAGTGCAGTATCAGGCGGAACCTACAAGTTCCAAACAAGAATTGAAATCCTAGATGGCGGCAACGGAGCAAATGGGGCTAACGTTATTGATCGATTCCACTTAGTAGGTTGCTATATCGAATCAGCAAACTATAACACGCTAGCGTATGCTACTAGTGACGCAGTAACAGTTGCATTGACTATACGTTATGACAACGCTATTCAGTTCGGCGCTGACGAACAGCAAAACGGCATTGGCGAAAGCTTTGCCCGTGCAGTTGCAGACACAGCAGGCGGCACTCAAGCTACCGGCTAACTTATATTTGGTTGGTGTTACCAAAAACAGAGACTTTTACAGTCTCTGTTTTTGGTTGTCTGTTTACTTAATCATACGAGATAAATACTGATATGAGCTTCTTAAATAATTTTCTAGACAATCTAAATGCACGAACTAATGAAGTAACCCTTAGAGATGCCCGCCATGCCCACCAATTATTTACAGAGCACGGACTTGCGCTTGCACCTAAAAACAAGTTCTTGTATCATGTTGTATTTCAAACAAGAGACGAAGTAGGCAACCACACTGATTCAAATACTGCAAAGTTCCAAAAGGAAATAGGTGTACTAGCAAAGAGTGTCGAACTGCCTCAGTACAGAGCAAGCATTGAAAACAAACAACAGTATAATCGAAAGAAGAACGTCCAAACTCGCATAGACTATCAAGACTTAACTATTAAGTTTCACGATGATAACACTGGCATGACAAGAGCGATGCTTCAGGAGTATTATAAGTACTATTACAATGACGGTAGGCACCAGTTAAAACAAGGTGCGTACGATCCGCGAGACAAGTACAACGAGAGAGTGCCACGATATGGGTTAGACACAACTAACCAAGGACCGTTCTTTGACTATATTAAAATTTTTCAACTTGCAAGAAAGAAGTGGTTTAGTTATACACTAGTAAATCCGCTGATCAGTCAATGGGGTCACGACGTATTAGAATACGGCGACACAGGTGGTCAAATGGAAAACACCCTAGTACTGGCATACGAGAGCGTGATATATAAAAACGGTAACATTGATAGTGACTTACCTGCTGGGTTTACCTCAAACGAAACAAGGTACGACAAGGTTTATAGTCCACTTCAATATCCTGAACAAGAAGATGACAGTATTTTTTCTAACATACTTGGCCCGAAGCTTAACTCGTCGACAGGAAATACTCCAAGAAGAACGTTACCAAAACGAGCTAGCAACAGTGATAGCAAGGAGCAAAAATCCAATCTTGCTAATTTAGGCAGAGGATTAATAGGTGCCCTTCGTGACATTGAAGTACCTACACAAAATACTCAACTAGCAACTAATACCTCTTCGCTGCCGTCTAGCGGCGCAAACTTGTCTAATCCCGACTCGTTAATAACCGGATTAAATTCCAACCCTAGAGCAAAAGAAAGTTTTACTGCAAGGGCACTTAATGCAAACACTGTAGAAGGCACAAGTTATGCAGATTACGTTGCTACTAGTGCCGACGGTAGAGAAGCAATAGACGCAGATTTGCGTAGCAAAATATCAACTGGTGATAGAAAAACATCATCGTTTGCACAGAGTGCAATTAACAGCGACGGAGCACAATAATGGCACGGTCAGATAGTATAAACCCACCAGTCAACCCGGATTCTACAACCAGGTTCTTTAATAATTTTTATAGCCAAGAAATATCATTTAATGCAAGCGAAGTAGACGCTGTTATTGGGTACTTCTTAAAAAGAGGGTTTGACAAGATTGCTGCCACTAATACCGCCAGTATTATCTTACAACAAGCGGCGACTGATAACATTACTGTGTTTCAATTAATTGACACGTTAAAAGGAGCAACTGACGTGCAGCTCAGTAACGTAATTGCACAGATACTCAACTTGAATAGGAGCAAAACCAGCACCATAGGTTACAAAGTAGCAAGTCTAACTCAATTGTTTGACCAACGACAGATCATAGTATAATGCCACGCTTTGCTCAAGGGAAGTTTACTCTAAAGAACCCAGACAAATATGTAGGTAATAAAATTCCCACATATAGAAGTGGGTGGGAATTTCACTTTATGAAATTTTGTGACGAGCATCCGTCAATCTCTCAATGGGCCAGTGAAGCAATCAAGATTCCTTATAAAAATCCGCTTACTGGCAAGCCGTCAGTGTACGTTCCGGATTTCTTTATTGCATACAACGACAAAGGTGGAAAGCAGAGAGTAGAGCTAATAGAAGTAAAACCTGCTAGTCAAGCTATAAAGGAAAGGCTAGGTCGTTCTAAATTCAATCAAACCCACTACGTAATAAATCAGGCCAAGTGGGAGGCTGCTCGTGCATGGTGCAAGCAGAAAGGCATTATTTTTAGAGTAGTCACTGAAGACGACATCTATACTGGAACCAAAGGCAACAGCAAGCGACGATAAATAATGTTAGCACATAATGGGATTAAACTATGACCAAGCGATTGGAAGATTTATTAGATTTGCCAGAGTCAAAAGCACTTGTAGACGAAGCTAAAAAAGAAGAGAGCAAGAAAACAAAATACGAAGCAGTGTCACAAAAAAAGGCGTTTGCACAAATTGCAGAGTTTGATAAAATAAGTTCAGCGCTACCTGCTGTTAAGGGCCTAGGCGAGGTCTCGGACAGCGAACTGAACGACATTGCACTAAAGGCAATGACAGCATACGACGACCTAATGGATCTCGGAATGAATGTAGAGGCTCGTTATTCAGCTAGGATTTTTGAAACTGCCGGTGGAATGCTTAAAACTAGTCTTGATGCCAAGGTTGCAAAAATGGACAAAAAGCTGAAGATGATCGAACTACAGCTAAAGAAAGAGAAAATGGACAAAGACAATAACCCTATTGATAATAATATGGTCAACGGCGAAGGGTATGTAGTCACTGACCGCAATAGTCTATTAGAAAAACTTAAAGGAATGGACAAATAACATAGGTAAAAACTATGTACACTGTTATACCTGTTATTGATAAATAAAATATAACTAGGATAAATCTACATGAAATCTTTTACACAACTTTTAAATGAATCCAAAAAAACATACCAGTTTAAGATTGGTGTAGCAGGACCTCTTCCTGAGGACTTTCAAGACCATATGGAAACAGCACTAAAGAAATTTAGTATTGTTGATATTAGCACAGGAAAGAAAACTCCTATTCAAGAACGTCCTTTAGATTTTCCGAATCTACAGAACATGGAAGTTACTTACTTTGAAGTAGAGCTTGAGTATCCTACAACTCCACAGGTATTACAAGATTACCTAGGACGAGTATGCTCTGTTCCTCACAGCAACATCATTGTACGTAACCCGCAAGAACCGCTAGAGCTTTATCAGAATCAAAGCGAAAGCAACATATATGAGCCGCTACTTACTAAACATGATTTGGGCGGCGAGAGTGCTCAACAGAACGTAGGACAGAGTCGTGTTATGGACCTTTTAAAGGAACTTGAAACTGCTACCAAAGAGCGCACTAACGCAACCCAGGAGAGTTAAAATGGAAATGAAGAAATTACTAGAGTCGCTAAACGAATGCGGAATGGAGCAAATGCCAGGCCAAGAAAGCGGAGCGCCTGTTAGTATGAACATATCGTTAAATGCGTCAGGCAAAGAACATGTAGCTGATTTAGTAGCTATGATGAAAAACGCAGGTATGGCAGGAGCAGAAGAAGTAACTCCGGATGCAATGCCAATGCGCCACGACATGGAAAGTTTTAGAGGAATGGTAGACGGGCCAGAAGGACCAGAAGGACCAGAAAGTAGTTCGTCAACTATGCCGGCTATTGCGCCAGAAATGAACGGCGAAGACATGGATGAAGAAACATTAACTGATGCTTGGTCATCTGAAGATGCACAAGAGCTAGAGACACTACACGGATTACTAATGAGCGCAGCTGAAGGTGATCGCAGAGCCGCTGCACAATTTGAAGACTATATCGACAACGGGTTTCAAGATGCCGACGGATCTCCACTAGACGGCAGCAGAATACGTCAAAAAATGATGAAGATGGATAAAGATAGACAAATTAAAATGATTCATGAGCTTATACGCGATGGTCAGAGACAGGACACTGACGATACTGATGTTTCAATGAAAAAAGGCGAAATGGGCCTAGAAGGCTACGACAACGAGCCAGACGAAGAGTATCAAGACACTAACTACATGACCAAGGACATTAGTGGTGGATTAAATCGCGAGAAGAAAGCGTATGCTAAAGCACAAGACGGTGACAACGCAATGGCTGTCGAAACTATTAAAGCACAGCTTTTGAGAGCACTTAATGAAAAGAAAGCTAAGCCTGACTTCCTTGACGTGGACAAGGATGGTAATAAGAAAGAACCAATGACAAAGGCTGTTAAAGATAAAAAGAAAGAAGCCAAGGGCAGTAAAATGTCAAAGAGCAAGAAGTAATTACAGTTGAATAAGACAAATTAATAGGGCCTTGCTGCCCTATTTTTTTTGGATAAATAATATTATGTCTAAATCACTCGATGGAGTCCTAACCAAAAAGGCTCACACTAAAGATACATACACTGAAGAACAGATTCAGCACATTGTAAAATGCATGGATCCTGATAATGGGTATATGTATTTTGCAGAACACTTTGCGTATATTCAGCACCCAGTAAAAGGCAAGCTGTTGTTTGCTCCTTACGAATATCAAGTAAGATTAATGCATAGTTACCACAACTATCGTTTTAACATTAACATGATGCCGCGACAAACAGGTAAGACAACGTGTGCTGCTATCTACCTAGCATGGTATGCTATGTTTAAGCCTGATCAGACTATCCTTATAGCTGCTCACAAGTACACCGGTGCTCAGGAAATAATGTCACGTGTACGCTACGTGTACGAGATGTGCCCGGATTATATCAGAGCAGGTGTTACTTCGTATAACAAAGGCAGTATTGAATTTGAAAATGGTAGTAGAATTGTATCTCAGACTACTACAGGAAATACCGGTCGTGGTATGGCTATTTCGTTGCTATACTGTGACGAGTTCGCATTCGTAGCTCCGAACATTGCTGAAGAATTCTGGACTTCAATCTCTCCTACCCTAGCAACAGGCGGTAGGTCAATTATCACAAGCACACCAAACTCTGACGAAGATACATTTGCTACTATTTGGAAACAAGCAGAACAGAAGTTTGACGATCACGGAAACGAACAAGAGCTAGGTATCAACGGATTTCATAGTTTTGTTGCTAAGTGGGACGAACATCCAGACAGAGACGAAGAGTGGCGGCTTGCTGAAACAGGGCGAATCGGCGAAGAAAAGTTCCGTCGAGAGTACGGTTGCGAATTTTTGGTATTTGATGAGACTCTTATCAACAGCTTGAAACTAGCAGTAATGGAAGGCAAAGTTCCTATACTTAACATGGGCCAAACACGCTGGTATAAAAAGCCAACTTCACAATACACCTACGCAGTGGCGCTTGACCCAAGTATGGGCACTGGAGGCGACAATGCTGCTATTCAGGTGTTTGAACTGCCCAGCTACGTACAAGTGGCAGAATGGAATAACAACCAAACTTCAATACCTGGACAAATAAGAGTGATGTCAGACATTTGTAAGTATTTGGTAGAACAGACAAAGAATCCAACAGGCATATACTGGAGCGTAGAAAACAACGGCATTGGTGAGGCTGCATTAATTGTTATCAATGACTTTGGCGAAGAAAACATTCCTGGCCTATTTGTAAGCGAGCCTATTAGAAAAGGCCACGTGCGCAAGTTCCGCAAGGGGTTTAACACAACGCACGGTACTAAAGTAAGTGCATGCAGTCGTCTTAAGACCATGATAGAAAACGACAATATGACAATAAACAGCAAGCCCATGATATCCGAACTTAAACAGTATGTTGCAACAGGTTCAAGTTACCAAGCAAAGTCAGGCAATGGCGACGATTTAATCAGTGCAACACTACTAGCACTAAGAATGATTACTGTGCTTAAAGACTGGGATCCGAGGATATATAACTCTTTTAGCCAAGCAGAGCATGTTCAAGAGTATGAGGCACCAATGCCCATCTTTATAAGCTCAAACTATTGATAAATACAATATGAACGAATTTAATAAGATAGGCGAAGACCTTTTTAATAAAATTAGAGGAAGATTTCCTAACGTTACTATTGGTGACGAAGAAGGAAATGTTACCAACGAGCCAGAAGAAGCTCGATTCTTTGACTTTGAGTTTAAAGAAGGCAATACTAAGCTGGGGAAAGTTAGCGTAAGCATCGACGAAGACGAAGGCTTAGCTGTTATTTTCTCTAAAGACTTTATGCAAGGTCAAGACAGCATAACGCAAAAACGCTGGTACAGCTTTCTTAAAGAATTGCGCGTATTCAGTAAAAAGCGCATGATGGGCTTTAGTATACGCGACATTAATAAGTCTAACTTAAATAAAAGAGATTACAAATTTTTAGCTACTAATCGGTCTGGGGACGATCAAATGACAGAATCAAAATTATACGGTACTCACAAAACGAGTTATCAAAACGTAGACAATGCCAGGCTTGTGATCAAGCATACAGAAAGTATAGATCAAGAAAAGTCAAGTGCTCGTTCGACAAAAGTAGGGTCGATCTATATTGAAAATGACCAAGGCGAACGGTTTAGATATCCGTTTAATCATCTAAGTGGTGCTCGAGCAATGGCTCGTCACGTTGCAGAAGGTGGCAAACCGTTTGACGAATTTGGCAGTCACATCACAGGCCTGTCAGAAGAGATAGCAAAATTGCGCAAGTTTAAGACCCACATGGGACGCAATTCTGTTATGGCAGAAAGTTTAGCAGGCTACATGGACATCGTTAAAGAACGATTAGTTACTGTTAAAAAGACACTAGAGCAATTACAAAAGCCTAATTACTATAAAGAAACATTTGACTCATTTGAAGTTCCTGTAATGGAAGACGTTCCGAATGATGTACGTGATAACTGGATCGACGAACTAACTATCAAACAGTTTAACGAAGACCTTAAAGATGTATTCCCTTACATATATAATCTTGTATCTGAAAAGACCAAGACTAAAGAGATGGGCCCGGACGACTTTATGAGCGAAGCAGACGATCCGTGCTGGGACAATTATAAGCAAGTAGGTATGAAAGACAAAGGCGGAAAGAAAGTTCCGAACTGTGTGCCGGAAGAGTCTCAGATCGAATCAATCTTTAACGAACTAGCAGGGCAGTGGGCCGACGAAGGTTATACTGCCGACGACGAAGGTGACGAAGGTGACGAACACGAAGGTGACGAAGTAAACGGAGCAGAACCTCAGCCAGCACAGACCCCTATTAGTGAATTTGTACTCAGCTATTACGATAGAGAAACAGGCACGTTCCCTAAAGGAGAAACGGCTGTATTAACTATGGTAGAGAAAGAGTACGGAGACCAGTATATTAAACCTGCTAAACAGTTTATTGAGCGGGTAGGGCAGGTATACGAACAATTTCGTGGTACATCTGATACAATGGTGCGCGACGAAGAACAATACGAATTTGAGCGTATGAGAAACTTAGCTGGGGTGTAAGGCCCGCTAAGTCGTTCATTTTTAAAGAAAAAATCAGTTGACAGGATAAATAAACTTGTGTAGTATATAACATGTGCTACACAATTAAAGGCACAAGCAGTTAAGAGCTGCAACTAAAACATAGGCAAAAGGCAAAACACAGGAGGCACTTATACTATGGCTACACTAGCGGAAATTCGCGCAAAACTCAAAGATCAAGAAGCAAACAAAGGCGGCAACACCCAATCATACGGTGATAATGCTATTTTTCCATTCTGGAACATCAAAGAAGGCGAAAGCACTGTTTTTCGTTTTTTACCTGATGGCAATACCGAAAACACATTCTTCTGGGCTGAACGTCTTATGATCAAACTGCCATTCGCAGGGATCAAAGGTGAGACTGATTCACGTCCTGTACAAGTACAAGTACCCTGCATGGAAATGTATGGAAAGACTTGTCCTGTACTAGCAGAAGTGCGTGGTTGGTTCAAAGACCCAGCATTAGAAGACATGGGCCGCAAGTACTGGAAAAAGCGTTCTTATATTTTCCAAGGCTTCGTTACTGATACCCCATTAAAAGAAGAAAACCCCCCTGAAAATCCGATTCGTCGGTTTGTCATTGGACCGCAGATCTTCCAGATTATCAAGCAGGCTCTTATGGATCCTGATATGGAAGAACTGCCAACTGACTACACTGCCGGTATTGATTTTCGACTTAACAAGACTAGTAAAGGCGGCTTTGCTGATTACTCTTCATCTAACTGGGCAAGACGTGATCGCCCGCTTAGCGACGAAGAGAAGAAAGCAGTTGACGAACATGGCTTGTTTAACATGAGCGACTTCTTACCAAAAGAACCTGATGACGTAGCAGTACAAGTTATCAAGGAAATGTTTGAAGCCAGCGTAGACGGCGAAGCATACGATGCAGATCGTTGGAGCCAATACTTCCGTCCTGCAGGTGTTAGTGCAAAGACTGGTGATCCCAACAAGGGCCCAGGTGGCACGTCTAAGCCAGCAGCTAAGCCAGCAGCTAAGCCAGTATCAAATACTGACAAGCCAACAGCTAAGGCCGAAAGCACACTAGCTGAAGACGAAGCAACCTTACCTTGGAACAATGATGACAAGGATGCTAAGACAGAGACAAAATCTGAAGGCGGCGGTAGCGCCCAAGATATTCTGTCAATGATCCGTTCACGTCAGAATCAGTAATAGGCACAACTAGGGGGAGTTCTTCCCCCTAGTATTATTAACTAGCACAGGAGTCATTAATGGCTAAATCTTTCGATCCGACAAAATTCAGGAAAGACATAACAAAAGCAATAACAGGCATGAGCACTGGTTTTAACGATCCAACTGATTGGGTATCGACTGGCAGCTATGCCTTGAACTATCTAATCAGTGGAGACTTTCATCGAGGCGTACCATTGGGCAAAGTAACAGTA